GTTTTCTTCCTAATTTAATTTCAACTTGACCAGTTTCTGGGTTAGTCGAATACACCGGAACGTCCTTGCCTTCTTCCGCAAGCTGACGGATACTGACTGCATTTCTTCCGTCTTCAACGGCAATGAGCGTATCACCAACAATACATGGATTCGTGGATGTTGAACGATAATCCTCATATGCCTCAGTTGGTGTACGCTTCTTGACAGTGTCCCAGAATAATAGTCCTGGTTCTGCAGAAGCCCAAGCTGCTTCAATAATTTCATGCCAAAGTTCTCGAGCATCAACCCAAGTTTCAACTGTATGCTTTGCGTCCTTCTCAACAGGGAATCTAAGGTGTGCTTTTTCACCATCTTTCACTGCTTGCATGAATTCGTCAGTGAGACGAATGGAGATGTTGGCACCAGTAACCTTCTTGAGGTCGCGCTTGATGTTGATGAAGGTGCGGATCTCTGGGTGGTGAACATCGATAGTAAGCATTAACGCTCCGCGGCGGCCACCTTGGGCAACTTCGCGGCAGGTATTTGAGAACCTTTCCATGAAGACCCCAATGCCGTCTGTGGTACGGGCAGCGTTTGCTGTGATTAATCCTTTTGGACGAATAGTAGAAACATCAAAGCCAACACCTCCTCGACGTTTCATGATTTGAGCTTGCTCTTGGTCGGCTTTTAGGATACCAGCGTAGGAATCATAAGGCGACTGAATCACGAAGCAATTAGATAACGACTGATACTGAAATTCATTACCAATGGCCGACATCGGAGAACCCTGCGGCACCACGGCACCGAATCCTCGAGATTCAGAAGCCAATTCATCCAATGTCATAGATGCGCGCTTTGATTCTTCAATGTGATCTACGTCAGCCAAAAGACAAAAGATTTCTTTTTCAGACAACGGATTGGGATACTTGGCTTCAATTCTTGCAAACTCACGCGCCAGTCTACGGTGCATATCTGACGGTGTCAGTTCGTGTAATTTCCCTGACGCGTCTCTCAGCGCGTATTTATCAACAAATACGCTCGCAGCTAATTCATCTCCGTTGAAATACTTTAAAGAGGCGTTAAAAGCTTCATCACGTGTGTACGACATATTTTCTCTCTTGCGTGGATTCTAACTATACAACAATTGCTAGAGAACTGCTAGCTTCAAAGTTAGTTTTCTTCGTTGGAAGTTCTTTTTTTAGTTCTTCCCACTTTGCTTTAAGCGCCTTCTTCTGCGCAACATCATCATCAACCTTGCTATCTTCAAGAGAACCAGCTTGGCCGGCGACTTCAAACCTGCTTCGTGCAGTATCAATCTTAATTGGATAAACTAAACCGTCTCTACCTGCTCTATTTTTTGCAACAAATAGACGACCCCATCCGGTGGCTTTCTCATGCGACTTACGAGAGATAGAGAGAACCACGTCAGCAACCATAGCCTTGCCGTAAGCCTCAGACATATTGCTGAGATCGACGATCTCACTGTTAGATCCTTCTTTATTTGACTGCGATGCAGTCCAGATTGGTATGCCTTTTTCTGAAGCAAAACCACGAAGCTCTTCATAAACGAGTTTTAATTCATGTCTTAAAGAATCAAACTGTCTAGTTGATCGCATAATATCAGCATAGTCAATAACAATTACATCAGGCCTGAAACCTTTGACATCAAGACGTTCGATGTGGGATCGAACTGTGTAGATAGAAGCAGTATTAGTTGGAAACTCCTTGATGATGAGTCGACCAAGCTTCATGTCTTTGTACTTTTCCAAAACTTCGTCCTTGCGGTCGATGACCTGGTTGGATTCCATATCGCATAGATTTGAATCGTAGCGCACGCCGACCGCTGTTTCAGAAAGCTCGAAGGTGTAATGCAAAACATTCTTGCCTTGCTTTAGAGCGTTAGCACCGAGCATTGTAAGGAAGTGGGATTTGCCGACGCCTGTTGCCGCGACAATAACTCCGATTTCACCGGCACCAAGGCCTCCGTTGAGGATCTCTTTACGATCGAGCTCGTCGAGACCTGTTGGAACGCAGTTTCTTTGTAGACGAGTGAATCTCGACTCGTAATCAGCAAAGAAGTCATGTCCAAGAGCCGGTGCTGTACCAACGAGAACGGCTTTCTTAATTGACTCAACAATAGACTCGTACTTCTCAGCAGCAATTTGATCAACGGCATCTTCAAGAGCCTTCTTCAGAGCTTGCTTGCGACAGAAATCGAGCGACTTATCTTTGACGAATTGTAGATCACCTACGTCTGGATTTGCCTTCATACGCTGAAGATAATCAATGATCTGATCGCGTAGAATCGTATCGGTGCCCGTCTTTAAGTCATCTCTAATGATAGTGATTAGTAGCTGCAATGTAGGAAATACCTTGTATTTCTTTGCATAAGAAAAATATCGATCAGATAAAAATCTTAAATAGTTTACTTCAAAGTAACCATTGTCGATTACTTCCATCATTTGTTCTGCCCACTTTGTGTCAGTGAGAAGAGCCTGGACAAGTTTTTCTTGAAAAGACTTGCCAAACTGCCCGAAAGTTACAGTCCCAGCCTTCAGCATATTTTCACTATCAGTCATTTTGCATCCTTGCCGTGTTCTTCAGACCCTTAACGCAAGATAAATCGTAAAAGAATTTATCGACGTCGAAATCATTTATGCCTTCTTTGACAAGCGTCTTGATGAGCTCAATCCTATTCGCTCTAGGCTCAAATGTATCTATTACATTTTGAAGCTTTGATGTTTGATCTGCAGAGAGCATACTACCATCAAGATGAACCAAGTTCCAATTTCTATGCACCGCTTGAGACTCAGAGTGCACCCTCTTATAGATAACGCTCTCAGATGTGTGACTAGCGGAGTAGTTTAAGAGGTCTTGAAGAATAATAGTCTCTTCCTTTGCCAAGAAAGGAAACTTAGAAGAAACAGTCTTATAACCTAGACCTTTCACACCCGGGATGTTGTCTGAACTGTCTCCGCAAAGTGCTTTGGCTATCGCAAAATTGTTAACGTGAATCTTATATTCTTTTAGAACATCTTCACTCGTGACAATTCTCTTCTTGTGAGTTGAGTATATTCTTGTTCTTTCATCGAGGAGCTGCAGCATATCTTTGTCAGAAGACACGATAATTTTATCATCTTCTCTAAAGGGTCCTTTACAGAGGAAAGCAATAATGTCGTCTCCTTCGCAGTTGTCGACATAGACTTGGCAGACAGGTGTCTGCTTAAGCATGCTGAGGAGAGATAAAAGTTGATGCTTCTTATTTTTCTCTGTGTCAGGAATGTCGTCCCCATAAAATCTATTTAATTTCTCGGGGCGTTTATTAAGCTTATATTCTGGGAATAATTTTCGACGCCTCTGAGACCCTCCGCCTTCCCATGCAACACAGACTGAAGAGGGTGATAATTCTCTCACGAGTTTCTGCAGCGTCTTAAGAAATCCTACACACCCGCCCACTTGATAGCCATGAGTTGACATCTGCGGGAAAGCAGCCCAGGATCGAACGAAAAGATTCATTCCATCTATTAGTAAAACTAGACTCATGCGCTTATATTTGCACGTTCGTATCTATCTTTACAATTAACTAAAGTCAAAGAATCTGGGATGCGATTAAGCAGCCTCTAGCCACAGCGTGAAGAGGATCAGCTGCATGGCGAACATCCTTGACGGGCAGCGGAAACCCATTTTCTTCAAGCTTAATCTTAAAGTGGTCGACAAAGCCTTTTGCCTTTGTCGTGCCGCCTGCAAGAACAACTGGAATTGCATCCTTAAACTTGGGCAGTGCTTTGTTTTCCTCTAGCGCATCTACTAATTGTTTTGCAGTGTAATCAATTAGTCTATCGTAGTAAGAAGCAACGGCCGCAAGAACTTGATTATCATTGTCTTGCCCCACTGTGAAATCACCATTTTCTTTCTCCGCCTGTACGACAGAGTCAGTTTCTCCAGTGGCAACTGCTGCCATACGATCAATCCAGTCACCGGACTTTGTTGTTGAGAATTTCAGCACAGGCTCACCATTGAGCATCACGCAGACGTTCACCATCCCTGCGCCCCACGACAGAGCAACACCGGTGTAATCATCATCTGCAAGCTCAGAATAGCAAAGGGCTTCTGCTTCATTAATAGACTTTGCGTCATAGCCGCAATCAGAAAGAACAGACTTAACGACGTCTTCATGATAACCAACGTCAAAATCTTCATCCTCTTGATCGACAGGTTGAGCCGGAATGCAGAAGACAAGTTTTTCATCTTGTTCAGCTGCTTGTCCTGCAACTTCTTTAAGTATGTATGTTAAAATTCTTCTAGCTTCTTTCTCTTTAGAAGAAACCACACCCTTGTGCATTGGACGCTTGGCTGAGTCATTTCTCTCGACTGCCTTCTCAATCGCGTCTTTTCCTAGAATAATAAAAGATCCATCGTCATCTTTTACAAAGATCTTGCCAGAAAGACCCTTCTCAATCATCTTTGTGGCGATTGGAGTCGTGGGCTTAATGACATAAAAAGCGTCTCTAAAGTCTTTGTAGACTACTTTGCCCTTGTTACCCTCAGATGCAAGCACAATAAAAGATGTTCCAACGTCTAGACCTTTAGCCATAATCAGCCTTTCTTTTTTTTCAGTGAGCTCAGCTTAGCTGTTTCGTTTTCAATGCTGTCATTAACTTCTGACTGAACACCAAGATCAGCACTTTTCTTAAATTTTTCTGTAGAAACTTTGGTCACATATTTTTTGTCATCGATTAAAAGCTTCTTTTTGTTTTTATCTTTCTTCTCATCTTGGCAGACTTTATCAACAAAAGATTCGAGCTTCTTATTTTTAAAAGATCCAATAATTGTGTCTACCCTTCCAAGGGTATAACCCGCTACGAAAAGCAAAAAACTTAATACTTCATTAGACTTCATAATTTGTCCTCCTAAATATCATGTCGAAGAAATACCAGTACTACCAAATCCGCCCTCGCCGCGTCCTGTCTGTGTTAATTCTTCGGAATGCTGAAAGATAGCTTGCACAATTGGGAAAAACACGAGCTGTGCAATTCTATCACCTGCATTTACGTGAAAATCTTCATCACCGGAGTTGTGTAGTATAACTTTTATTTCTCCCCTAAAGTCACTATCAATTATTCCTGGAGAGTTTAGGACAGCTACACCATGCTTGATCGCAAGTCCTGATCTAGAACATACGATTGCTCCGATGCCGCTAGGCGTCTCTAGACGGATTCCAGTTCCAATAAGCAATCTTTTTCCTGGTTTAATAACAGCATCTTCAGCAGCGTGCAAATCGCAGCCTATTGAAGACTCCGTCTGGTATTTAGGGAAAGATCCGTTTTTGTCAATGGTAGCTCTTACCCAGATCGGGTTAACTTTTCTTGTCATTCCCTTGTCACTCATCGGAATCTTCCTCGTCGTCTTCAATTACATCCGACTCATCGCGTGGGGGACCACTCACAAGCGTAAGCGCTGAATCAATTGCCTCCATAATCCATGGTGAATATTTGTCATCTTTTAGCAATGCACCAAACTCATTCTTGTAGAACTTCTTTTCAATAATAACTTCGCCTGTCTTGTCATCAAGGACTGAAAGTTCTTTCCATGCGCCTTCACCTGATATCTTAATTGACTTACCCTTACGCTTAACAGGTCCAACATCCTTGCAGTGATTTCGGACTTCATCAAAGATGTACTCATCCTCAACGATACCCTTGCCAAAGATAATATCGAACTCACATTTGCGGAATGGCGGAGCAACCTTATTCTTCTTGATCGTGCAGATGACGTGAATACCAATCACATTTCCATTCTTGTCTTTTACCTGCGTACCGCTAGTTAACTTAATTCTGAGAGACGCATGGTAAGGGATGGATTTTCCACCTGGTGTAATGTCTGGGTCACCGTGCATTACTCCGATTGCAGTTCTTAACTGATTAAGACAGAGAAGAGTTACGTTATTCTGACCAATCACACCAGTGATCTTACGCATACCCTTTGAAATTACGCGAGCCTGAAGACCGATTGTGTTATCTTCGTACTCACCGTCAAGTTCTGCCTTTGGTGATGTTGCTGCGACTGAGTCCCATACAACCAAGATGGGAACATTCTTGTCTATGATCTGTTTCGCCTTAAGAATTGTTGACTCAATAATCGAGAATACCTCTTCTGTACAGTGTGAGTCACAATAAACAAATCGCTTACGAACATCGATGCCCATATCAGCGAGCTTCTGGGGGCTTGTAGCATTCTCAGTGTCAATATAAACCACAAGCCCACCGAGAGACTGAACTACAAGCGCTGCATGGTAGGCAAGATGAGACTTGCCGATGGAAGGTGGTCCGCTGATCTCAATGATTCGTCCCTCTGGATAACCGCCAGCGAATGCATTTCTCACGGCGTAGTTAAGCTGAATAGAACCTGTATCGATCCAGCGCTTTACGATGGTTGGTGCTTCATCTTCTGATAGATTAAAAGCAATCTTTTGGCCAAACTCTTTGTTAAGAGCTTTGATCAAATCATTAGTCATTGAGTCAACAATATTGTCTTCAGCGCTTATTTCACTTTTTGTCTTCTTAACCATATGTAACTCTCAGTTGCCTCTCATTCTAACATAGACTACTCAATTTGTTTTAATGGATCAGAAAAAGAAAGCGCCGCTGTTGGCGGCGCTTTCAAGAGATCAACAATTAAACTAATGTCACTCGCTCATTAAGTCAGCAAAAGCTTCATCAAGCGACTGCTTCTTAGCTGTCTCTTTCTTTGACTTCTTTTCAGCAGGCGCAGAAGACTTAAGCTCTGCAGTCAAGCTGTCAAGTTCATCAACTGGTGCGACGCCTCTAGCAGTTCCATCGGTCTTCTCAACATCAGCGGGAGCCCCGCCTGAAAGCCAGTTGTTAAGAACTGTCTCAATTTCTTGCGTATTCTTGAGGCGGTACATATCGTCAAGGCTTGGGATTGAGTTAAGCCACTGCTCAGACACCTTTGCGTCCTCATGTAGCTTTGAAGGACGACGAGCTGGGTCAACAGTCGTGTCATTGAACTGCTTGCCAGGTTGCTTTGTAATTGAAACCTTCAAGTCAAATCCTTCTGACGGCGATAAGATATCACCAACTTCTTCATCCAAGAAGAAGCTAAGCATTCTCTGGTATACAAGTTTGCCGAATGCCCAGACTTGAACTCCCTTATCCTCTTCGCCGCGGACGACAACAGGTGCATAGCATCGCATTTTAGGTGCCAACTTCTTAGCAAGAAGACGATCATCTGGCTTGCCACTGCTGTATAACTTCTTAATGAGATCATTAATTGGGTCTGGTTTGCCAAACTGGTTGGGTGCCAGAATGCCTGCATTCTCACCGATGTAGTAGAACCACCTCTCTGCGAAAGGTTGACCATCCGGTGCATTCTTCCATGGTAGGCAGCGAATTTTGTGTTCACCGATCGAAGGCTTCCACAATTGGACCGACGAGGTCTTCTTCACACCGCTGAGTTCTGCAACACGCTTCTTAATTGCTTCTAGATCAATAGCCATAATATTTTCCTTTTCCGTTTCCTATTCCGTTAATTGTAACGTTGACCGCTGTTAAGCAACATGCTTTTAACGGTCGAACTCCTTTGATATGTGACACTGTATACCGAAGCTACGCGATTGTTCACGCTGTTGGCAAGAAGAGATCCATTTAATCTTGTCACTTAATACGAACGTGTTTTTTCTTATGCTTCTTTACTTTTTTACCGGGTGTCGCATGTTTGCCGGGTTTCATGTCAGCTGATGATGCACCAAGGGGCGCTGTATAACCGCCAAATCCACCAGGACCAAGTGGCCCACCAGGGGCAGCAGCTCCACCAAGACTAACACCAACTGTCGACATTTCGTTCTTGTCTTCGTCGTCTTTTTTCTTAGATTTTCTACTACGAAGCTGATTGGGCACACGTGCATCCCTTAGCTCATATAAAGCCAGTTCTAAGAACTCACGAAGTAACTCTTCCATGCAACTTAAATATCAGTCTATCAAGTATCTTTTTCTTCTTTTGTTGCGATAATATCAGCTTGGTGAACAATATCAGCAAGGAGAGGTTCTTTCATCTTGTAGGGTGTGTTCTCCTGTATGTACTGGCCGTCATTTAGTTTGATTGCCAGCCACTCATCTTGTGTCAATTTAAGGCCAAAGTGCTGACAGAGCCACACACCGCGGTCGGGTACCGTCATATACAGTATGTCTTTGTTGTGTTTGTACATCTCTCCGAGCTTCTCACGGTGCCAGTCAGAATCCTGCGGGATATAATAGTCATGCTCGTGGTCGCCCACCTTTCCAAGGTCGTGAAAAAGACAACCGATGATCAACGATTCTTTTGAGACAGACCAGCCAAAAGTCTTACACAATTTCATAGAATAAGACAAGACCCGAAGAGAATGGTCAACTAGACCGCCTGGGTAAGCTGCATGGTATTCTTTGCGTCCGGACGCAGGACACAAAGCTAGTCTTTCTCCAAGGTGGTCAACAAGAGCAAGAGCTGCTTCCGACCGCTCGCCGAGTTTCTCGCAAAGCGACCGAAATTTTTCAAAATTAGCTGTGATTTCTTCAGGAGTTAATGACATACAACCAACAATAAACTAGATAAATCATAATGTTCATAATTTCTCAAACTTTACCGGAAATGACACGTCGTAAGAAGGGACTTTTAATGATGACAACTCTGAAACATCTTGTAGTCTATCACCTCGCACGTCAAGGATTAGCGCGTCATGGAGCACGTAGAGGGGTCGCACACCATCAATGCCAAGCTTTTGTAAAATAATATCGAATCCAAACAGGGAGACGTCCACACCGGTACTCTGCACGTAGGTATTGATGAATAAGTTCTTTGCGCTTGGGTCGACTTGAAGCGGTCTCCCAAAGCGATTGATGATCTTCCCAGATGATGCTTGAACTGATAACCTCGCTCTGAGGTCTTCGAGCTTAAAGAAGTCGTTGATGCCGCGCACGAATGCATCAATCTTCGCTTGCGATATTCCTAGGCGTGCACGAAGAGACTCTTTTGCAGCACCATACAGCTCAGAGATGACAGCAACCTTCACAGCGTCTCTGTTTGATCGATCTCCAAAGATCTTCTCTGCGAGCTCACCATAGATGTCTTCAGCATCACTGCTGCGTCCAGCTTCCGCAAGGACGATGCGGGGCTCAAGGGCTCTAAAGTCCAGTGAACAGATAAAACCATCGCTGAAAGAAGAGCGCAAAATAGCTCTGTGTTCCCTCTTGAGCGTGAGAATATTAGGCCCATCAGACACAGTGAGACGTCCCGTGCGTGTGCCAAAGCGGTTATAAGTGGGTACATCAGCAAAACCTCGAGGGTCGGGCTTGAAAGAAGCAAGAACAGCAGCATTGACGTTTGCTTCATCTAGGTGTCTATTCCATGCTTCGACGTCGATCTTTGCTGGCTTGAGTGACGAAAGCAAATCAGTGCCCTGTGTCCACGCGGTCTCATAGTAATCAAATGGTAATTCAGAAAAAGAGTCTTCAATTACCTTAACCGTATTTTTAAAGTAATTTTCGTATATGCTCCGAGGAAGAACGTGCTGCCATGGAATCTGCACGTTAGACCCTGTAACCAGCTGGTCCATGACTGCGACGTACCTGTCGGGGATCTTGGGAAGATCAATCTGGCTGAGTGTGAGCAGCGTGTCTAGACACCTGTCTTTGCTTTTATGTTTCCCCGTGAGCAGCCAACTCTGTCGAGGACGCGAGCCTGACCAAAAGAATCCTTCTGGATTCTTACAAAAATTTTCATTAGAGCCGAGATACGACCTGTCAATGCAATACGACACAGTCAACATCTACACTGCAGCGACACAAATGTGCAAATGGATCAAGAAGCAAACGGGTGCTTTCCTGGCAGGGGATCTGGTGATGTAGTTTCTCTAGCGGGTGGACGAGGTGGATTCTCTGGGGCTATATTTTGGGGAGCCTTGTTTCCTCCGGCTTTAGTTGCTGGAGATGTTGACTTGGCACCCTTTCCTGCAGTGGTCGCCTTTGGAGAGTTCGGTGGTTTTGGCTGATTTGCTGCTTCTTCTGCTCTCTTTAGCTGCTTAGCAGCATTAGTCAAAATGGATGCAATTGTGGGAGGCGAAGAGTACTTACCGTAGCCGTCAGAGAATGCGAATGTCATAGAAGTCTCAAACTTTCCCGGATCGATCTTGTGTGTTACCTGAGTGCAAGTGTAGAGATTGTCTAGAGAAGTTCCCGTTCCTAGATCGACGAAATACTGCTGATATAGTCTAGCGGCAGGGCATCCCATCATTGTCATGCTCAAAGATGCAGGGACAGTTCTGAGAGGCAAACCGCCTGGGCCCTCTAGACCTGTTCCAGGTGGATCAGTGGAGTTATTACTGCCTTTACCACTAGATTTCATTATGTTGACCAAGTTGGCAGCTGCCATCAAGTCATCCGTCTTAGACTGAAGGTTCGCAGATTTTATTAGAGTTCCATTGGTGCCGATCTCTAGGGTGGGTGCTAGCTTTCTTAGATTCTCTCTCACACCACCCTCACCAAATAATTTTGCTTCAATTGGAATTCCAGAGTCTTCACCAGCTGGGCCTTTTAAAGTTAAACCTGTTGCTGCTGCAGCAGCAGCTTCACCGCTATTACGATCTTTTCTGATGTCATTCACTAGAGCCTGTAGTTGTTCTTTAGTTAATGATTTTTTGCTTAATTTTCGACGAAGTTCTCGGTCATCAAAAGAGCCGACAAATAGTTTACCAGACAAAGATGCAACTTGTGTAAAGAGCTTTCTTGGGTTATTCTGTTTGTCGTAGATGTGGACTCTCATTATGGATTCATCTGTTGAATCTTTTCTGTTCTTATTTGTCAGCTCGTGTATTCTGGTTGCTGTATTCTTTTCAACTTTGCTGGTCTCAATTAGCATCTCTATGACGGGCTTTGCGAATACAGGATACTGTGACTGCCATTCTGCCATCTTGGACTCATATTCTTTGTTCTTTTCTGCCTTTGCAGCACCCGGTTTATCTTTATCGAATGGTGCAAACAAGTTCTTACTCAGCATACCGTAGCCAATCGCTCTGTCATCTGTGAACTGGCTATTAATAACTACTTTTAGAAACTCTTCAATTGTTAAATCAGATGTCTTTGATTTTGCTCTGATGGTATCGTCAAGAGCATAAGCAAGTCTCTCAACGTCTATTGGGAATTCGGCGACGCTTTGTCCGCTGACAGGACCACACTGATCGTTTAGAGCATAGAACATTATTTGCAATTCTGACTTTTGGTTTGACTTGAGAGAGTTTCTATTCGCTTCTAATATAGCAGGCACAGCAACAGCACAAAAAAGCTTTCCAAAAGATATCACTTTTTTATCTTTGTCAATGCTGATAACTGGTCTGGGTATTTCCTTTTCGTCTTTCTTATTGTCTGCAGGGGGTGTTTTCTTTTCCTCTTCAGTAGGTGGTAAAGGCAAAGTGTAGAAAAAATCTATTTCTTTAATAAGCTCAGGATTAAAGAATTGTTCTAAAGCTGGCAGGTTATTTGCGTTAGCTGGGCCCGCAATAAAGGGATCGTAACCTTTGATCTCTGTGAGCAAGGATTTTAATGAGTTGGCTCTTTCACGTGCCAGACCAGCTTTATACTTTTTTGGATCCAAGACATTTCTTATCTTTGCGACTAATTTATCTGTTTCGTCAGTCGAAAGACCTGCTGTCTGCGCATAGACACTGACTGATTTCATGACGTCTTCGAACTGTTCAGGCTTTAGGTCGGCCGGCAACATTCCACCTGAAGATGCAGCATTTAGCACCTGGGTTATTCTTGCATCAGGACCAAGCGGAAGTTTCATAATGTCTTTAGCTGCTTCTTGAATCTCTTCCAGGGTATCATTAAATCCATTGACGAAGGCTTGGTAACCCTTAGCAACTGTTATGGCAGTTCTTTTTGCCTGCGATACACCGAAACCAACCAGGTCAAGCGTGATAGAAACTTTACCAGCTTGATCAAAGCTAAACTGTGTGTTCATAACCTGCCAGCAATCTTCTGCATGCATCGTCTCGTTGATAAATTTTGCGTATGAGTCAATTTCACTGTCAGGGCGCCGCGGCGCTATCCAACCATATGATGTCCAAACTTTTAAAGTTGCATAACCCGCAGGTCCTCTAAAGAACTCTGACATTTCAGAAATTCTAGACTTATCGTGCACAGTCAAAGTTAGCTTTCCCTTCTTGTGTGCCATTGCACCGGCACCTGCATTTAAAATTTGAACTTCAAAATTGTTTATTGATGCAAAGGGTATAAAAGGTTTAACATTCATCAATCTTGTCTTTGATGACTTAATGGTCTCGACATTCGTCAAAGATTGAGGTGATAAGAATAATTCCATGCCAGAAATTACTTCACTCGTTGCTTGACCCTTTGCATTGGTTTCGCCTTGCTTGACTGTTATTAGCGCAGAATCTGCAGCGCTAAATCCTTGAGCAAGACTCCCAGGCCCGTCAGACTTGGCATCAAACCACGGCACAGAACCGAGCAAAAATCTCAGTAGTGATGGGGTGCTTAAGTGATTGAACGAAGGATCGTTATTGTGCGCCTTATTAGATGCAAATTCTACTTCAAGATAAGGTATCATCTGGTTGGCAACAATTGGCGGTGTATAATTTAAAAATAGCTCTACATCTTCAGTTGCCGCTGCAGCAGGACTCAGATACGGATCTGTTGAAACAAAAATTGATACGGTGCACTTTGTGTCATCAAAAATATCACCAAAGATAGCTTTTGTCAGAGTGCTCGGAGTTGATAAGTTCTTAGGAGCATTCTGTAACCAATATTTCGAGTCCTTAAACCCTTTCTTTTCGCAGATGGGAAATGGGTCTTTAGTTGATATGCCATGAAAATTATTTGGAAGATCTGCATCAGAGTCTTGCTCGGCGGGTGTAGCCTGATTAGTTTTTTTTGCTGTGTAATAATTTTCAACTTCTTTTTTAATTTGATCGAACGTTTTCGTCTTGTCAACGAGAAGAACTCTAACACGCTCATCAATTGGCATGTTATCAAGTGAAGGGCTACTTTTAGCAGTTGTACCTACGCCTCTGGGAGAGAGTAGATCCATCAAGTCCGTTAAAAACCTAGGGTCGTCTTTTTCGAGCATTAGGACGATATCTCCTCTATGCGTCGTAGATCAATAATGTTGATTAGTGTGCCAGGCGGTACTTGTAAACCCCAACCGATATCAGACGCAGCTGCTAAGACCCACCAATATCTGGCATCCCCATATACAGTTCCTGCGAGTGTGTCGAGTCTATCTGCGCCGGTTGCGACAATTTGTCCGACTAGAGGTATTGATCCGTTCTTTATGCCTTGACGTATTCTTGATATAGTGAAAGATGTCCCCTGCTGATTTCCTCTATCTATCTTGTTACTAGCATCATATCTTCCGAATAAGGCCATAGCTTGTATCCTTTAAAAGTTTAAACTCGTTTCTTGGGAGCGTGCGGCCCTATTGGATAGATGGGTGCTCTATTTGCGCCTCGTGAGTCAAGACCTGGGGTGATGTCATGGAACGGCGAGAATGACATCGTTACTTTGCACATTTTTGGTGCGCGGCCGCGATTGGAATCCTCTTCCCAAGTTACTCCGCTATACCAGTCAAAACTCATGGTTTCGATGAAACCTGGCATACCTCTACCTCCTGAGGACTCAAAAGATCTGACGACAGAATTCACCTCGGGGCGCATAAAATTTTGAACTGCAGCTTGATAATTTGCTACTTTTTGCAAGTCAGGCTGCTTATCAAAGACTTTCTTGTAAGTCTCGTCAGTAGGAATTAAATCATCTAGGTGCACTATACACTTTTTACCAATGATAGAAGATCTTGGGTCATCAGGAGAACCATAAGATTTCTCAACCGAAGTCTTTACACTAGATCTGGCGGGTTCTTTTATTTTTTCTAAGATATCTTGATTTACTTCTACAGTGCATTCAGCTTTAACACCGTCAACTTTATTTATTTTTAGTCTTAGATATTTCGGCGTCCCACTGAACGTTCTCAGACATGAGTCCGGCTTTTCAAACGAAGTAAAATTTAATTCTCCGTGAGATGTGAAGGTATTTCCAGTGGTCTTTGCAGACGCAATAAGTTCTCTAAAATTTTCTGGCACTTTAATTGTACCGAGATCTGCTCCCTTTGCACCTTTTGGCCTACCTGATTCATCAGTGTACTCATCGCTACCGTATGTGTAACCAAAAAGTCTAGCAAGATTAAATCTTGAATAATTGCTTTGTATAAGGTCACCAATTCGAAGTCTAACAAGCGGTGCAGCTGCAATTTGTTGGCTAAATGGAATACTCACGCTATAGTTCGGTGTCGTTGCAAGCTTTCCAGGTGTGAACTGAGGATATACCAAGGTCGTTAGCTTGTTGATTTTAAGCCACATATAATCAAAGTCTTCTGGGCTCATTGCTGCAATGTGAAAGCTTACATCAATTTTTCTTACTGTGTTCTTATAAGTTTTGACAGGCTCTACACGACCAAATGCGTCGGTTGAATCATAACCTGCTGTGTAGCTATCTCCTAAGCTTGCTAAAAATGCATGAAAGCTAACTATTTCATTCGTTCTTACGTCATGAAAATAAAATGGCATGTATTCAGCGTCAAGAACACCTTCAAAATATTTCCTATCATCAGAGCTAATTCTCTCATTAGTATCGGCTACCGAGTAAACGCCGCCTCGAAGCTTGAGTGATGTTGATGATCCGTTTCTTGTGCCAACTCTTTCGTCTTCTTCAATGTTGGGCAACAGCCTCGGTGCACCGAGCTCTTGGTCTACGAGCGAGACTGCAAGTAAGTTTTTTGGCAAGATCAACATGTCAGGTGATCTAAATGAAGACCAGGCATGACGCAAATTCTTTGCAGAGCCTCCTGCAGAATCAGCTGAACCTTTGACACCTGAAATTCCGGCGTTTCCGTTTTCTGAAGCCGCAGAACCTAATTCTATTAGTCTTGACTTTCTATACGCAGAATCTCCTGTTATGCTTTTCGCATCAACCGATGAAGATCTAGGCCCGAATCCCTTTGATTTTTCGTCAGTATTCCGTAGATCAATCAAGAGCATTTGATCTCCTAGTAGACCGCAGGTGTTGAGGAATCTCATTATCTTTGAAGATCTAAAAAATTCAATAAAGCCAAGCAGCTGTTGGATTCCTGCAGTGGGATTAGCGAAAGCCCTGCCTATTTTAATAATTTCATCAACTAAGAGCAAGAATGATCGAATAATTGATCTTGAAAATATGACGTATGCTTCTGTGCCGCTCAATGTAAGCGCGCCTAAGAGCGACTGCTTTACAGAAACTTGAGTTTCTTCCGGGGTTTTACCAAGAATGGGCTTGTAGAGACCAAAGAAAGCGAGTATACCAATAGCAATGCATCTGCTTAGGGGAAAAGAAGTCTCTCCAAATCCAAGAATGGTAGCCCAACTAATAGAACCGGTCGCGAGTCCCGAAATTAAGTAACCTGCAGAAAGATTAGGAATAGGCTTGCCTGTTTGTTTGTAGCGACCTATGGGCATTCTAGAATATTCATCTAATTCTCCACCAGGTGGTTTAGCATCCAAATTAATGTTTAACGCCGACGGAATTATGGTAATCGCGATGACAAATGCAATTGAAAGAATCTGCATTCCCAAAGCACCCAGGCCTGTGTACACATCAAAGGGATTGTTAAGTGCACCCCACGATTGAAGCGGAGCATCAAATGTAAGCGCGGATGTGATTCCAGGAGCTATGCTAGTAATATTAGCTGCATCAATACCAGGAGATTTTTCATCTCCGTCAGTCTCCGTGAGATCCATATTTTCTAAAACATCTTTAGCTTGCAAAACAAGCTCAGAAACTCTCGCGGCACCTAACTGACCAAAGCCCGGCAGTAGCGATGCAGCAGTTTGAAACCCTGCATTTGCAGGATCAAAATTTTCATCAGTTGCAGTTAATTCTGTGCTCGCGCGTGCCATAAGTGTATTGGCAACACCAGCAAGTTGAGCATGTGAAACAGTCTTTAGATTTGGATCAGTCAGATAACGTTCGGGTGAATATGACGCACCCAATTCATATTTTATGGCAGCGAGCGGTCTATTTCTAAGAGTATCTTCTGTTGGTGTACTTCCGAATCGATTGCTTGTGTTCCATCTGTTCTTGATAAGAGAACTACTGTAAGTAGCAACAGGATGATCATCTTTTATCTTTTTGCCTTCATAAGCTAGCGTCAAACCGCGGCGCAGAACAATATTTGACTCTAGGTCAAATTTTAATAAATTGTTGCCGTCAATTCCAGCCGCTTGATTAGCTGTAGCATTATCAGCATCATCATTCTTCAGCGTGCTTCTGATCATTCCGCGTGAGACTTTTTCCTCTGATAGATTTGCTATGGGTAAGTTTGGACGAGCATCGCGGTTCGGATCGCTAAGATTGGGTTCAAAAGCGCTGGAGGGTGTGGGCTGAGGACCTACAGGGTTTCCGTCAACAGTCGTGAAGAGCGTGCCAGGATTACCGTCAGGTTGCATGGGAATGACGAATCTGTTTCCCTTAGACCCTGCTTGCTGTGGAACAGAATCAGTCTTTCCCAATGTCGTGTCGCTCAAATACTGCGCTAGAGTGCGACGCGTACCTTTAGACACATCTCGTGCCTGTGTGTCAACCTTGACATCTCCACCCGACCAGGGGCCATCGTCTCCGACTTCTCTTTCAACACCAACATCGTACGTATAGACTTTACCGTCTATATTGATTCCACCCGTACCTGTGTCAAGCTTCTTGTCGGTCATTTGTCTTTAGTCACTTTAATCGACTCTTCATAGTTAATTAAGCTTGACTCTTCTTCTGTGACCACATTCTTAAACATGTCGGGATTTTTTTGGACAGGTGCATAAGCTTCAGCGACGCTGTCATAAAATTTTCCAATGACTTCGTCTATGCAAGCTTTAATCTGATTTGTCTCTTTGCTTGTCTTGACCTGCCCAAATGCAGCTCTCATTGCTTCGTGTGAGTAAAGACTCTTTAAAAATTCTTCTTTATTGATCATAAGTCTATATTACTTTAATTGGTAGTCATTGTGATTATAACCATCACCCTTGAGATCTTCGGCAGACGTGCCTAATTTATCAGAGTGATAATTGACAATGCGTTTTATCTCAGACTTTGAATCAGAAATGATGGCTCTCTCAACTGCTCCGGCTTCCATCGTCACATTAAGTGTTATCTGCACAACAACATCCTTGCTCTTCACTGTATAGATTCCAGCGGACCCTAAACCTGCTGAGCCCGCAATAGCTGTCATTCTAGACTGCAAGTTAATGTTGCCTAAAGATCCAAGCGCAGAATCTAATTGTTGAACAGCCTTGACGATGCTGCCGAGCTCTGTGAGAGATTTTTGAAGTGTTGTAACTTTGAAGTCTGTCGTGACTTTAGAGATTGTTGTTGATAGAGTCGAGGCAGGGGTCAATATATCGTTAAGCGACGTGTTAAGCTTCTCGACATTTGTCTTGAGTGTTACTGCGACGCTTGAGACATCTTGAACTTTGTTGTCATTAAGCGTCTTGGTCAGAGCTTCAAGTCCCTTGAATGCTTGATCTACACTAGTAATATTTTCTTTTTGCTTGCCTAGCGGCGCTAATCCTGCCAAGCTTGTTGGTAATTTTTTAATTGATTCACTTGCTGAAAGCTCATTGACTATATCTACTAGCTTATTAAGATTTTCTACAATTAGCTTAGGATTGATGTCTATCTTGGCATCTTTTCCTTCGCCCTTGGAGAAGCTCTTCATCACCTTATTAAGCGAGTCGATCATGTCAAAGGTGAGCTTCAAGACTTCAACCTTGTCTTTTTGCTTTCCAAAATCCGCAGGAAGTTTCTGCAAGCCTGCGGAAATTTTCTGCAGGATAGACGCGTCGCCTTCAAAGATGGCGCTAATTAATTCATCAACTTTTTCCAATAAAACGCCGTAACCACTTGCATCAAAAGAAACGGCTCCCTTCGGGTCAGTCTTTGTAGCCATCGCAGAGATGTCCTTCATCACATTGGACACTGAAGTAATGATATCAAAGGCAGACTTGAGAGACTCCATGCCGCTCTTCAGGGCTTCTGGCTTAAGGCCTGTCTTAGAGAGATCTTTTATTGCTTCAGCCACTGATCTTACCATGTCCGTCGCCGTCTGCGACATTGAATCAAAGACTTGTTTTATAGCAACGACTGATTTATCTAGGAAGTCCTGCAGCGGACCCATTTCTTCAGCTTTTGGCGGGCCCTTCTTCGTGACGTTGGCTATGAGATCAGAGATAAGTTTTGTCGCAGAACCTAAGATGGGAGCAAGCACTTCCATCAACTTGACTTGGTCGGGTGTGACTGAAACGCTGGCTAGCGATGTGACCATACCCGATAGAGATCCCATTAGCTTGCCGACGTTGTCAGATAGGATGCTGGCAATTTTCTCAATACTTGTCATCAAGCTTGTCAGCTTCTTTTCATCAGCCGCAGCGTCTTGGATTGCTTTCAGAACTTCAGGTGGTGGTAGCAAGCCCTTTGCTAGAGAGCCCACAGCATTTATCACACCGGAGAGCTTTGAGGCTGCTTCTGCGGCTTCGGGAGTGACGCCCTTCACAAGATCAATAAGTTTTTGCATGGGGCCGCCTTTATCTAAAATCTTGTCTAAAGCACCCTGCATCTTAGCAAACATCATGTCGATGTTACCGAGAACTTTAGCAACTTCTTCAGCATCAGAGAAGTCAACATCAGCCTTTGACATGATCTCTGCCATGGGCGTAAGGAGTGAACCGACAAGAGTTCCTATTGACGAAAGAAGAGGAGCTAGAGCTTGCAAAGCATCCATTTGCTCCGGTGAGAGGCCTACTCCGACAACTTTTCGGACGAGCTTCGGGATGTATTTAGCCAGATTGTCCAAAAGCGTGCCGATCGCAGGAGCCATTGCAGTCAAATAAGAACTCACGCCATCCATGATGATTTTTATCTTTAAAAAATTGCCTGAAGCTTCTTGAATTACTTCCATCACGTTGTCAGGGGGCTGCATAGCAGATATAACTTTTCCAACTGCCTCGATGAGAGGTGCTAGATGTTGGGCAGCTTCTAGCTGCTGCGGTGACATGCCGCCAATAGCAGGTATGAGTTTTTCTGAAATGACGCCCAGAATTGCCTGAATCTGAGTGCTAGCTTCTTTTATGAAAGTAGTAAGACCCGCAAGGCCTTCAGTCATCGTCTCTTTCACATCGTCATTGTCAGCTGCTTTGACAGCGTCAAAAAATTGTGGTGATGGCTTCATCGCCTCTGCAATTTTACCGACAGCTGCTAGTATCTCAACAATTGATTTGGCACCTTCAAGCGCTTCGCTCGAAGCACCCACTTCTTGGACCATCTTCAAGACTATGTTCAATATATTCGTGACGCCGGTCATCATGGTGTCCATAACACCCTTCAAACTGTCGAGTGCTTTCGCTTTGTCTGCTGCGGTATCACGCCAGCTAAAGTCCATCGCTTTGATAGGGCCTTCTGCCATTTGAGATAGGCTAGCAACCGCGTCCATGATATTCACAAATTGATCCAATGCTTTGCCAAAGTTTTCAATACCTGGCAT